GATCGATCGCAAAGAGGATCCTTACGTGGAAAAGTTGGCCCAGTTGGTACCTGAGGAGGAACTGTACAAATTCTATCATTGTCGACCGACATACAAGACCGTGATGAAGTCCTTTAAACGATATTGCCAGAACCCGATTCCTGAACCTTTTACCCCAGTTGAGATCGAGGCTGGCAACAGGATGTTAGATCATTGCTTTGGACACCTACGGGGCACATGCGAACCATGGTCGATGGAGCGTGTGGAATGGGAGATGCCCCTGCTCTCGTCCCCAGGAACGTTGTGGAAGAATGCTGGTTTCAAGACCAAAGCCGCCGCTCTTGCTGCGTGCAGAAGGTTGATTCTGTGGTTCATTGAGAATTGCGAACGACTTGATCTGCCCGTGGTTTGGAGCGTGAGTGGCAAGGCCGAGATGCTGTCCATTCTGAAGCTACTTGAGGAGAAGATTCGAACATTTGTAGTGTGTCCTGTTGAGTTCTACGTTCTGCAAGCCATGTTGTATGGCGAGATGAATGAGCGCATCAAAGTTGCATGTGATGAAGCTCCGTTGAGGTTTTGCGCGTGGTTTGGTGGTATGCACCGCCTTGCGCAAAGGTTGAATCGATTGCGGCATAAGTTCGCTGGTGACATCACTGGTATGGACCGATGTTATCCTGCTGCGTTGTTTCGTGCGTGGTATGCCTACAGACTCAAGCTCATGAAGGTTGCTGACCCCCGTGCTCACTTTGTTGAGAACAGGGTGATTCGCTCCTTGTGTCTTTTGCCTGATGGCTCTGTGTGGTTGAAGGAGTGGGGAAACCCCTCCGGACACTTCTCTACCACCACTGACTCTAGTGGCGGACACATCTTTATCATGGGTGTCCTAGTTTACGAACTGCTGCAAGAAATGCCCCCGTCAAAGAACATTGACGTTGCCCTCTACTCGGATGATCACGTTGGCTCATGCGCCAAAGTTTTGCCGTTCACTGAGCGAAGTAAAGTTTATGCCCGATTCGGTTTTGAGTTGAAGGAAGCCGATGATGTTGTTACTGAAGACGTACAAGATCTGACGTTCTTAGGCTTTCGCTTTCAGATTTGTGACCAAAAGTACGTCCCTGTGTTCGACCGCGTAAAGGTGGCGAATGCCCTGTTGCGACCAGGACGAAAAGTGACGCCGAAGATTCAGAATGAACGACTGTATGGATTCTTGTGTCTTACCATTCACGACCCCGTGTTTGCCCAGTTTATCTGGGGAGAGTACTTGCAGCATTGTCATGATAATCACTTCGAACCGCACATAAAGTCCTTGT